CGCCTGTGAATGCTATATCACCAATTATTTGACCACCACTTAACCATATACGATAATTCCAAGGGTGGCCACCTGCTGTTTCTTTTGAAAGTATCATTTGAATACCACCAGATGTCGTTCTAAACCACCCTCCTACTGTAAATGCTTCTGATATTAAACTTTGGTTGGTATCTACATATTGCGTACTTGCAAATGTTAGCGTTCCTCCATTATTGGCCGAATATCCAACACCATTAGTTAATGTAGCCACATATGCATTTGGTGATAAATCAGTCCAAGAAGTTCCACTACCTGGATAAGAATCGGTATCTCCTGCATTTAGATATAATTGTAAACCATTGGTAACTATACTCAATACGCTTGATGTTGGCCATAGCTGCTGATTATTGTAATAAATTTTATCAACAACGGCATTATTAAAAAATATATTCTCTGCGTTATCTAATCTCATTTTATCCTTGAATTATATAAATTGTTCCACTAACAGGGGTAATTGCTGCATAAGATGCTGAAGTCATTACCTCAATACTTGTTGCCGAAGTCGATTTTACAAAACTTCCGGTTTGTGTATTTGTTACAAATGATCCAGTCTGCGAACTCAATAGGTATGGTGATAACATTGAGCCCGTTTGTGAGTTGGTTACAAAACTACTAGTCTGCCCATTAGTTACAAAGCTTGAAGTTTGTGAGTTGGTTACAAAAGAACCTGTTTCTGAACTTAACAAGTATGGAGATAACATTGAACCCGTCTGTGAGTTAGTAACCAAATTAGTAGCACCATTTATACTACCGGTTAAATTAAAATCACCATTTCCCATAAAAGACCACTCCCTTAATGGTGGTCCAAATTTCACCTTAAATACTTCTGTTGGTCCACCAAGTATAATTTGTGCGTTTGGTGCTACATTTTGAGGTGCATTTCCTATTCTAACTGAGAAATCATTATTATCAGCATATATTTCTCCTAAACCATTATTTAATTTTAGAATACCAGTATTTTCAAATGCCCAATTACTACCACTATTTTGTATATAGACTGAACCCGATATTGTTTGGTCACCTATAAATGTATTTGAGCCGGTTGTTGCGAATGATTCAGTCTGCGAATTTAATACATATGGTTGCAGCATCGAAGCAGTATCTGCGGTTAGTACATACGGCTCTAACATTGAACTTGTTTGTGCAGTCAGCACATAAGGTTGCAGCATCGAAGCAGTATCTGCGGTTAGTACATATGGTTGCAGCATCGAAGCAGTATCTGCGGTTAGTACATATGGTTGCAGCATCGAAGCAGTATCTGCGGTTAGTACATATGGTTGCAGCATTGATGCAGTATTTGCAGTCAGCACATACGGCTCTAACATTGAACTTGTCTGTATGGTTAGCACATATGGTTGCAGCATCGAAGCGGTATTTGCCGTCAATACATAAGGTTGTAGCATTGAAGCAGTTTGTGCAGTCAATACATACGGTTGTAGCATTGATGCTGTCTGTGCATTTTGGACAAATGTTTGCTTAAATGTATTTCTAACTTCACTCAAAGATACTTTATGAGTTATGCTAGTGTTACAATCAACCCCAACCAAATCCGTATTAAAAGGTACTGGTGATAAATCGGGTAAACCGGATATTTTTATACTTCCTGTTGCCATTTTATGTTATTAAAAGTTTTTCGTCTTCTGTTATTAAATAATCATTGTTTTCTGTCATTAAATAAATTGTTGGTTTATCTATATTTACTGCTGCGAATTTTCCAAACACAGCCACATCATCTGCACAAAAATCATCGTAATTCAATTCGTTTTCCTTAAAAGTAAAAACTACATTTTCCCCTGATTGGACTACCGTATAAATATCGGGTGATACCTTAATACCATGTATGTATATTTCAAAATCTTTTGAGAAAATTACAACATGCTTATCATCTAACTTCGCATCGTATATGGTGAATGTATTATTTGTTTCGTTTATATAATTTACATCTGCCTTAACATAACGACCGCTATATATAAATCGGCCATCTACAAATTGATTTACTAAATTTTTTACATTTATAGATGGGTCTATATTGTACTCCAATCCAGCTGCTTCATATTTATTATCTATTGGCATGAGTTACAAATTTATGAATTTACCAGTTATTGTAACTTCTTCTCCGGCTGATACTGGGAATCCAACACTTACTTCAATGAAATTCAATGTTAGTGTATTTGATACATAAGTTGCGTTAAAATGTGTATCTTGATAATATCTAACTCCATTTATGAAAACACGAATATCGTAGTATTGTGAATTTACTAATAAAGTTCCTGCTATTGTTCCCGTTAATATTCCAGGTGCTTCTATCAATTTTATATCCGTAAATGATATAGTATTATTTGTTACAGGCTTTTGTGTTATATTGTTATTTAGAGATAAGAAATCAATTATATCTTTATTAGCATTATATGTTGTTGGATTTGTTAAAAGGTCTTCATATCTACCAGTTCCACTAGTCAAATCCGTTTCGGTTGAAAAAACAACAGTCTTACTACTAAATCCTTTTTTAATTGGAGATTGTCCATTAAAAGTTTCGGGTAATAAATATGCCTTAACATTAAGACTAAATTCAACTCGGTTTATTCTTTCCGAACCATCGCTCAATTCATTTGTTATACTGTAATCTTCAACCGTTGTCATAAACTTAAATTTCTTTGCATCTCCCCAGTATTCATCGGAGGCCCAAGTTAAAGATTCTACTACTTTATTTAATTGCTCTGTATAATTAGTCCATGCCATACACTCATAAGTCACTTCTACATAATCTGGCATTGTTATATTATAAATTTTACGAGTTGGCTGTACGCCTGTTAATAGACTAAATCGGTCATATCTGTTTTCTTTTGACCATTTTGTTACGGCTTGATAACTTACATGTCTATTTAACATAGGCATTGCATCATTTTTTGCAACCGATGAGCGTCTTATCATTAGGATTGGTAGTTGTATTCTACCTTTACTATCTCTATAAGCTCCCTTTTCTCTAGCGCCTTCCCATCTTTCAGAATTACCATAAACAACAGGGATTTTTATAGAAATACCATTATCATCTAAATCGGGCAATACAACATCCTCCAAGTATTTCATTATTGCATAATCTACATCATACAGCTGAATACTCTGCCTTAAATCACCAGCTTCATGTTTAATCTGGCTTTCCAGTCTAGAATCTTTTAGTGGGTCTATTGCCATACTTATTTAATTCTTTGTTCTATGTTTAGCGACGATTTACTTACCATTGTAGTAAAGCATACAACGCTGAAATTATTTTTAGAAAGTCCACCCGAAAACTGAACTTCGTTTGTATTTGATATTTCGTAATACGAGTTATCAAAATAGATAACATCACCTATTTCAGGATATAAGGATTTTTCTTCAAGCATAAATCTATCAAATCTAAAATCAATACTTTGGTTTCTTTGAGATCCGAATCCTTCATATTCCGATTCCATTGTTTCTTTGTTAATTAAAGCATATAACTCTACACCAGGATACCAAGTCTTTCCCGATGATTCCCCATATAAATTTACTTTAGTATCTTTCAAGTTTATTTTGAACAATACAACAATGTTTTGTACGACATCATCGACAACTTCTCGTGCTATACCCTTAAAAAATGCTACATCTCTATCTGATATAAATTTCGGCATGTTATCCTACATATAATTTTAATGGAATCTTTTTTAACATTTCTTGATGATAATCTGCTTCGTTTTTTCTGATTTCAAATTGTGTTTTTCTACTTAGCTCCTCAAGGTTTTCACGTAATTGAGTTATTAAAGCATCCTTTTCAACTTGCGCCTCACTACGAAGTGCGGCACCATCAAGTGATACCGTAGCATCCGGTATAGGTATTTCATTATATTTTTCACGAATAGCACCTAACAATTCCTTAGCCAATGCTAATGTATATTTTCTTATCCATTGTTTACCAACATCGTTTATATTTTCATATGGAATAAAGTCATATTTTATATCGGAATAATCAGATACTACATTATCTTTTATTATTGCCGCATTGTTCTCAAAATCTTCACGCTCAAAATAGTCAAAGTATAATCGTTTATATCGGTTTGTTAATCCATCCGGATTAGGAAACACGGTTATTTTATTATTAACTATATTAAAGCTAAATGCCGATTTTCTAACATGGTCATTAAATTCTATATGCTGCATTCTTAATAAATCCTCATAAATTGGCATCAGTAAAAACTGGGCCGCTGGAGAATAGTTACCAAATCCCAACTCGGATATAAGATTTAATGTACCCTGTGCACCAACCGAATATGGATCGAAGAAACGAGTAATAGCCGGTATATGTTCGTAATATACTTTTACCACATCTCTTACCGTAAACGCATCAAGCGATTGGCTTGTTGCCGCATCATATGCTTCGGTTGTTAAATCGTATGTTTGTCTACCACGTTGTAGGTTAATAAACCCCTTTTTATAATCCGTAGGTCCACCAGCGCCTGCCAATGTACCATATGCTTGCGACATACGATATATTTGTGGAAGATTTGTACCATCTACTAATTTTTGTGTATAGTTTGTACCCTGACTTCTACCTTTAAGAGTATCAAGGTTATTTCGTATATTAAACTGATTTACTTGCGACGAGTATTCCGATACGGCTTCCTCAAAGCATGCATAGAATTGAACATCTATCAATTCAACATCGATAATCGGATAACCTAAACGTCTTGCACACCATACCGCAGTTTTAGGTCCATCGTCTTGAAAAATACTATCAGTATCGTATAGGCCGAATGGAGTCAATCCACTTATAGCAGAACCGCTACCTGGCCATTTTAAGTTTAAGGACATAGTTAAAAGTTATAGTTATTCTACTATAAATATAAAAATAAAAAAAGAGGGAGTAAAAACTCCCCCTTTTATTTATTGATTACTCTAAATTGTATTAGATAGTATTCAATCCTTCGATTACCACCTTACCGTAGAATTCTGGTCTTACGATTTTCTTAGCGTAACGAGTCATAACACCACGTCTAGGAGTGAAGTTAATTGGGTCGTACACTAATGGAGTCATAATAAGAGGTACATAAGGAGCGTAAACAGCACCTGTCTCAAAGAAGTTGCTTCCTTTGAAACCAAGAAGGATAACATTCTCAGTCATATATGGGTTTTTGTAAACATCATATCTGTTAGAGATAGAACCTACTTGAGATACACCAGCTGCGAACTGAAGAGCGTCTTTTGCAGGATTAGATGCAAAACCGTTCATAGATTCGAGAATTGTACATACATTAGGAGAAGCAACAATGAAGTTTGCACCACCTCTCATAGTTAATTGATGTATTCTGTTAGATACTTTTTGAAGTTTGATACCAAGTGTTTGGAACCAAGTAGATTTATTATATGCACCAGCTGCTACTGCGGTTGAATCAACAGTAAATCCAGCGCCAGGCGTATAATCATATCCAACTCTAGCTGACCAATAATCAGTAGTCAAAGCGTTAGCTTGTAACATTTCAAGGATTTCCAAATCAATTTCAAGAGAAATGTATTCAGAAAGCATTTGAGTTAATTCAGCTTCTGCGTCGATTGAGTGGTAAGCGTTCAAGTCTTGCGCAAGTTCAGGAGTCCAAATTGCTTTCAACTTACGAGTCTTAGCAACGATTGGTTCTGATTTAAGTTCAAGCTCAATTTCAGGAATACCAATATCCGCAGGATTTCCTCTATCTTCAAAATCACCACGATTTTCAGCGGTAGGTTGTGAATTGTAGAACACAGATACAGGTAGTGAACCGGTAGCAGTTACGCCAGTAGCGATAAATACTGCATTAGCACCAACTACTGCACTATATTGAGGATGGTAAGTAACACCAGATCCAGATATACCCCAAGATCTTACTGCGCTGTAATCAGGATTTGTCAAACCACTAAGAGCTACACTTACTTTTCTAGCAGTACCGGCTGCAATAGATGCGGAAAGTACAGAGTTAGTCAAATCGTAGTTAATATCTGCGATAGATGCCGTTGCTAAGTTACCTGTAAGCCCGGTTGCAGATTGATCATTGATTGTATATCCGAAACGACCAGCTCCATAAAGACCACCAGTAGTATCTTGAGTTGAACCAAGTTTTTGAGTTTGGCCTGCGCCAACTGCTAAACTATCTAAACCAAAAGGTCCACCTGCACCATAAAGAGAAGAACCACTTTCAGGTCTATTCACAGAAGTTGCAGTAGAATATTTGAAGTCCATATAGAAGATAAGACCAGAAGGTAAGTTCATCGGCTGTACAGAAACGAACTCTTTTGCAGCGATGCTACCGAAGATACGTCTTACAAGCGGAAGAGCTACACCAGCCCATTCTTCAGAACCTGCTGAAGTACCTGTTCTAGTAGCTTCATCAAGTAATTGTTTTGCTTGGTTTTCAAGCATTACAGCCATACCGTGCTTAGCTGTTTCAGAACCTGCTCCTTCAAGTAGGCCTGTTTTTTCCCATTTGGATTTCAAACCACGGGTCTGCTCAAGCATTAAGCTTTGAGGGTTTGCTCCAGTCATTAATTTTTTTAAGTCCATTTTGTTTTGTTTTTTATTGTTTTTGTTTATTTGATAATACCTGCTAATTTTTTGAATCTATCAGCGAAGTTTGTGTTTTCTGCAATTACTTGCTTTTGTGCAGCTGCTGTAGGTTTTGTAGATTTTACAACCTTGCTAGCGAAACCTTCGGTGATTGATTTTTTAGCGGTTTTGTTAGGAGTTACTTGCTTTAAGTTTTCTGCTAATGTAGAATACACAAGCTTAACTTCTCTAACTGTTTTTGTTCTGTCCAAAGTTTCAATTATCTTAACTTTTTGTTCGTTAGTCATATTGTGTGCTCTGAACAATTTGTTTGCGAATAACAATTTAGCGTTAAGAAGATTTACTTCGTTAATCGTTGATTGAAGAGATTTGATTGTTTTGTAAGCTTCATTTAAGTCTTTTTTCAAACTTTCAGCTTCAAGTCCACCATCTTCTTTGTTAGGAGTAGCGGGATCTTCATCTTTCATATCAGCTTCCATTTCACGAAGAATTTCCTCCAAGTCGATAACCTCATCGGTTTCTTCTTTTTCCTCTTCGGTTGTCATAACAACTTTAGGGTCTTCGGATTTGTCAGTACCGGCTTCGGCGCCATCGGAATAAGATTCTGCAGCCATTTCATCTTCAGCAGGAGCTTCTTCATCTCCTAATTGAGCTTCAAGCTCTCTAATGATTGCTTCCAAATCCATGTCATCTTCCTCAGTGTCCTCTTCTTCGTCGCCTGTGATTGCGTAATCTTCGCCATCACCAGCCAATTCATCATCGGCTTCACCATACATACCATCTTCGATTTCGTCGTCATCGTCTTCAACAGGAGCCTCTTCAGCGCCCATTTCACCTTCGAGTTCTGCTAAGCGAGCACGAAGTTCAGCGATTTCTTGATCTTTTTCATCTCCAGCTTCCATTTCTTCTTCTTCGTTAATGTCTTTTGTTTTTGTGTAGTCACTAACTGCGGTTGCGGAATTAGCAGATGATTTTTTGATACCGATTGAAAGGTCTGTATCAGCATCCAATTTTGGTTGTTTTCCGGGAGTTTTACCCATTACATCGGAACTACCAATCCCTGATGTACTTAATTCTTCTTCCACTGGTGTTTGCTCTTCTCCTTCTTCAGCTTCTTGTCTCATTTTTTGAGAAAGAATAGCTTGTAGTCTTGGAGTAAATGCCTCTTCCAATGCAAGTTTTGCGTTTGCTAAAGCGGTTTCTTTAACGGCTTTGGCATCAGCGATTGCTTCTTTCAAAAGTTTTGAATTTGCCATTTGTTTTTAATTAAAATTGTTCGTGAAGTTATTAGTGTAGGAACTCCAATAGGATTATGTTGATTGTTCGGTCACCACTTATAGAGAAGGGTATTCATTAACCAACTATAAAAATAATAAATCCTATATGAATAGGATATTTAGAAATAAATATATAATTTTTTTAGAAAACTAAATAAATTTATTATTTATTTTATTTTTTCTTTTAGC